TAATTCTGTAAATAGACGGGTCATATTTTCTATCTCTATTTTCTAAGAAAATTAGATCCTGTATTTGTGTATGGTCTTTTGCTACAATATTCCCGGCACTGTCAATAGCTTCAGTTCCGACATATTTGTGTAGATAGACATCAGTACCGCCAACCTGAAACATTTCAGAAATTTGGCGATCTATGAATTTGTAATCTTGCCCACGTTCGGGCTTGTATAATGATAATCGTGGCATATGAATATTTATCGCCAGATAAATATACTAGGAGAACTTAATATGGCAGATATTTACCCTGATGATCCAGGACTTTCGGACAGCACAATTGAACGTAACAGAGTTTTTGACTATGTTAGAACTATGCTGGGCGACGGCATGGTTGAAGTTGAACTAGATCCTAAGCACTATGAACTAGCACTTGATCGAGCGTTAACTAAATTTCGTCAGAGAAGCAGCAACTCTGTTGAAGAAAGTTATATGTTTTTAGAACTTATACAAGATGTAAACGAGTATCGATTGCCAAACGAAGTTATTCAAGTTCGTAATATTTTTAGAAGGGCTATAGGAAGTCGTAGCGGCAATGGCGCTGGCGGCACCCTTTTTGAACCATTTAACCTAGCATATACAAACAGCTATTTGCTAAGTGGGAGTATGATGGGCGGTCTAGCAACATATGATATGTTTGCAGGCTATCAAAAACTAGTAGGTCGTATGTTTGGTAGTTTTATAGAATATAATTGGAAACCTACAACTAAAACCCTTACAATACTCCAAAGACCATTTGCTCAAGGCGAACAAATACTCATACGCACATACAATTATCGACCAGACTTTGTTTTATTACAAGACATTTATTCTAAGCAATGGTTATACGATTATGCATTAGCAACCTGCAAACTAATACTAGGCGAAGCCCGTAGCAAGTTTGGTAGTATTGCAGGGCCGTCAAGTCCAATACAGTTAAATGGAACCGCATTAATGTCCGCTGGTAAAGAAGAAATTGAAAAACTTGAAAAAGAAATAAATGAACTAGTACCAGGTGGGATCCCGCTTACATTTGTAATTGGCTAAAAAATCTTTGACCTTTGTAGTAAATCTATTATACAATAATAGAAATTGCAGGGGATTTTATGATTATTGGTGTATGCGGTTTTATTGGTTCAGGCAAAGATACAGTTGCTGACTATCTAGTTAATTTCCATGGTTTTAGGCGAGAAAGTTTTGCCAATAGTCTCAAAGATGCTGTAGCGCATGTCTTTGGTTGGGATCGTACTTTACTTGAAGGCCGTACAAAACAAGCTCGAGAATGGCGCGAACAAGTTGATCCGTGGTGGGCAGACCGCCTAAACATGCCTACATTAACACCCCGTCTAATGTTACAGTTGTGGGGAACAGAAGTGTGCCGTAGAGGATTCCACGACGATATTTGGATTGCCAGTTTAGAAAACAAACTGCGCAATAGCAAAGACGATGTTGTTATTAGCGATTGCCGTTTTCCTAACGAAATTAAATCAATAAGAGATGCCGGCGGTACTATTGTGTGGGTAAGGCGCGGAGAATTACCAGAGTGGTATGATTGGGCGTTGAGGGCCAACCAAGGCGAAAACGGTAATATGTCTTGGGCTATCAGCAGACACAACTTAGAAAAAACTGGTATCCATGCTAGCGAAACTGCATGGGTTGGAACTAAATTTGATGCTGTTTTAGAAAATGACGGTAGTATCGACGATCTGTATGCTAAGATTAGAGATCTGGTACTAAATCACCCTGCCGCCAGCGAACGCCCTCTTTATGTAGAATCCTTTGGCAATTAGCACATACAGTTTTTAAATTACTGGTCCGGCAATTGTTTAAATTACCGTCAATATGAAATACATTAAATTGTTCTGAGTGTTTGCTTTTGTAACCGCATTTGTCACATTGTCCTTTTTTTGTGTAGCCGTGCTGTTGCCATCTTGCTTTCTTAGGAACAGCACCTCGTGAGCAGGTATCGCATTTTTTTCGATAAAAGATTTTTTCCTGTTTATAATAATTAACAGCACACGGCTTCTCGCCGCAGATTTTACATAAAGGACGCATACAATATTTATTAACCGCCCTTTTTCCTGCCCTTTTATAGTGCTAATACACGGCCAATTTCTCAGAATACACTAAATACAATTAGAACTCGTATTCATGGAGACAAAATATGGCCACACTCGATTCACCAGGCGTAAGCGTAACAGTAACTGACGAAAGTTTCTATACACCATCGGCACCTGGAACCGTACCTTTAATTATTGTCGCATCAGCTGAAAATAAGAAAAATGCAGCAGGAACAGGAACAGCTGCAGGAACATTAAAAGCTAATGCTGGCAAAGTTTATTTACTAACAAGTCAAAAAGAACTAATTGATACATTTGGTACACCTGTATTCAAAACAGATGCAAGCAACAACCCAATTCATGCTGGAGAACAAAACGAGTACGGACTCCAAACTGCTTACAGTTATTTAGGAACAAGCAACCGTGCTTATGTAGTTAGAGCAGACTTAGATCTAGGACAACTAGATAGAAGTGCTGATGCTCCTACAGGTAAACCTGCGAACGGCACACTATGGTTTGACACAGCAAATAGTCAATTTGGAGTGTTTGAATGGAATTCGGCTCCTGTAACTACTACCGGCGGTCAAACATTTAAAGTAAAATACCCAACAGTTATTACTGACTCTGCAAACTTAACTTCTGGTGCTCCTAAGGCAACTTTTGGTGTTGTAGGAGATTATGCTGTTGTTTCTACTACTACCTTGCATACATTATGGTATAAAAAAGGCACATCTGACACACCAGCTGGAACATGGGTTAGAGTTGGAGACGACGACTGGAAGCGTAGCTGGCCTTGTGCTCAAGGAACAGCACCAACTGGTACTTCAGCAACCGCAGACTCGATGGTTATTAACACCGTATCTATTAGCGGCTTTGACGGCCAGACAGGCACAACACTGCTAGAAAATGTAGCATCAGCAATTAATTCTAACCCAGCACTAGATCCAGAAGTTAAAGCTGCTGTGGTTAATGGTAGATTAGAGATTTATTCAAGCGTTGATGTTACAATTGCTGCACCTGTAACACCTGGTAATACTGGAGCACTTACAGCAAAAGTTGGTTTATCTGCAACAACCTATAAAGCAACAGCACTACAAATTAGTCCTCATACTAGTATTCCGAGGCTCAATTTGGGTTAAATCAACTAATCCTAACCTAGGTGCTGATTGGATTGTTAAGAAGTATAACTTATCTTCAGTAGCATGGCAAACTGTGCCAGCACGTTTATACAGCAATGCTGCATCTGCGCTTAACGGATTAGATCCACTAGGCGGCGGAATTAATCTAGCTACAGGCGCACTGTATGTAAAATATAACGATTCAGGCGCAACTCCAAACCAGCTAGCTGAATTTAAAATTTATGCTAGAAGCGCATCTGGCCCAACTGTAATTAAATCAGTTGCAGTAACTACAAATACTCTAGACACTACAAATTACGAATTTGATGTTTCTTATACCCAAGCTGGTTCATCTACCTACTCGTCAGCTGTAACTGTAGGATTTATTGGGCAAGGAACAGCTATTGATGCAACAAATTTTGTATCAGCATTCAACGCTGTACTAGCAGGTTCACCTGTTTCAGCAACAGTTGATGCTGAAACTAATCAAATTGTTATTACTCACAATAAAGGTGGCGACATTCTGTTTACAAACACAGAAGTTGACGACGTGCTAGCTGCATTGTTTACTGATGCAGGTTACGGAGCAGGCGATTTTATCAGCTCAACAGCAAACTGGTCTGCTAACACTAATGGGTTAGCTGGAAATTATGTTGCTAGTCTGTGGACAGCCACAGTTGGCGGTGTTGGCATTGCCGAAGCTAGCGCAACAGCACCTGCTAATATTCCAGAAAGCGGACGTTTATGGTATAACAGCAATCTTAATGAAGTCGATATCTTAGTTCATAACGGTGAAACTTGGGTAGGCTACAAGTATGCAGGCGGCGGCATTGCTGATGCTTCTCCGTTCTATACCGCTACACCATCACTACAAACAGATCCAGCAGGCCCTATTGTAAGTGCAACAAGACCTACAACACAGTCTGACGGAACACCGTTATCAGAAGGAGATCTGTGGATTGATTCTAGCGACACAGAAAATTATCCAAGGATATCTAAATTTAACTATCAAACTAAAAAATGGGTACTTGTAAATAATACCGATCAAACTACTGAAAACGGTATAGTATTTGCAGATGCTCGTTGGAGCAACAGTGGCGACGACGAAGAACCTGCTTCAATACAAGCATTGTTAACTAGTGAATTTTTAGACTTTGATGCACCTGATCCAGCACTATATCCACGTGGTACACTATTGTGGAATTTACGTAGATCAGGTAATAATGTTAAGAGATTTGTTCAAGATTACATCGACGTAAACGCAAGAAATCGCAGATACGGTGCGGGCGAAGGTGAACAAATGACTAGCTACTATCCACATCGTTGGGTAACAGCATCTGCAAACAATGACGATGGATCAGGAGCATTTGGTCGCAAATCTCAACGCAAAGTAGTAACACAAGCACTACAGGCGTTAGTAAGAACTAACCAACAAATTAGAGATGAAGAATCAAGAATTTTTAACTTGATTGCTTGTCCAGGTTACGCAGAACTAATCAAATCAATGGTTGAATTGAATTACGAAAGAGGAATCACAGCATTTGTTATCGGTGATACTCCTGCAAGATTAGCATCTGATGCTACTACTTTAAGTAATTGGGGAACCAATAGAGCCGCAGCAACTAACGACGGTGATCAAGGTTTGGTGACTAGTGATGAATACCTTGGAGTGTTTTATCCATGGGGCTATACTGTTGACAATACAGGAAGAAACATTGTTGTTCCACCAAGCCACATGATGTTAAGAACTGTCGCACTTAGCGATCAAGTTTCGTACCCATGGTTTGCTCCAGCAGGTACAAGACGCGGTGGTGTTACAAATGCTACAGCAGTTGGTTATGTAGACTCTACAACTGGCGAATTCCAGTCCGTAGCACTTAACAACGGCCAACGAGATACCTTACAAGCAGAAACTGTAAAAATTAATCCAATTACATTTATAACAGGTACAGGATTAGTTAACTACGGACAGAAGACACGTGCCAAAAATGCAAGTGCGCTTGATAGAATTAACGTAGCTCGATTAGTAATTTACCTACGTAGACAATTATCACAATTAGCTAAACCGTATGTGTTTGAACCTAATGACAAGATCACAAGAGACGAAATTAAAAATGCAACTGAAAGTCTATTATTAGAATTAGTTGGCCAACGTGCTCTTTATGATTATGTTGTTGTATGCGATACATCAAATAACACACCGTTTACAATTGATAGAAGTGAACTGTATCTTGATGTCGCAATTGAACCAGTAAAAGCAGTTGAATTTATATACATTCCGCTGCGTCTAAAGAACACTGGCGAAATACAAGCATCATCAAACAGATAATTAACGGAGCAGACAAATGGCAATAGCAAGTTTATCAAAATTCACAGTCCCGCTAGCATCTGATCAAAGTGCTAGCACACAAGGCATGTTGATGCCGAAGCTAAAGTTTCGCTTCCGCATAATGTTTGAAAATTTTGGGGTATCAGGATCAACTACTGAATTAACAAAACAAGTTAGTGAAGCAGCTCGTCCTAACGTACAGTTTGACGATCAAACAATTCCTGTATATAATTCAACAATTCACTATGCAGGCAGACCAAAATGGAATACATTTACAGTTAAGTTACGTGATGACGTAACGGGCGCAGTAAGTAAACTAGTTGGCGAGCAAATGCAGAAACAATTTGACTTCTTTGAACAAAGTTCAGCAGCTTCAGGCGGCGACTACAAGTTCTTGATGCGTATTGAAATGCTTGACGGCGGCAACGGACAATTTACACCAAATGTGTTAGAAACATGGGAGTGCTATGGTTGTTACATTACCCAAGCAAACTATAATGCATTAGGATACGGCGGTCAGGAATTATTAACTAATGATTTAACAATT